TTTTTAATAATCTTTGTAAAATATTTACTAAAAATATTTATAGTAAATGTATTGACATATACTATAAATAATGATAGTATATAGATGTAAAAAGAAAGGCATTAAAAATCATGACAAAAATGACATACAAACAAGAAAAATTTATCGAAAGCCTAATCAGTAAGAAACAAGAAGAATGTCCAGAATTAATATACGAATATTATCAAAACAAACAATTTATGACAATGCAACAGGCAAGTAACATGATCCAATCATTACTCGAATGGGCAGATAAAACTGACGACCAATTAGAAGATAAGAAAATCAGTGCACAGGTTTATTACATCGTTTCTCACAAGAAAACTAAGAAGTGGGCCGAAAAATACAATGCAATCAGAAATATGCTACACATCAACTTAACAAAGGCAACAGTATTAACTCACGAACAGTTACAATCAATAAAGGAAATCGTATTCTAAAGGAGGAAAAATATGGAAAAGATTAATCTAATTGAAATGGTCCAGGAAGTTTTGGATAGTAGCGAAACAGCTTATTCTCTAAGTAAGAAGTCAGGAATTTCCGAACAGTTAATCGGCAAATATCGCAATGGCGTTACTTCTGTCGCAAATATGACAATTGAGAACGCGCAGAAATTGATAAATATAGACCTAGCTGAACCAGAACGCAAAGACGGCAACCGCGTGTTTGCTTCTCTTCTCGCTGCACCAGTTCTTCAGCGCTTCAACTATGACGCCGACTTTATCTGCAGCAATCGTTTATCATTAAAATGGGGCGAATATACGCCTTTCTTGGACTACTTCCTGGCGTGCTTCGACGATATGAATAATATCTCAATTATCATGCGCTTTGAAGATCCGGAAGACACAGAGACTTTCGAAGAAATTTTATAAAAACAAAAAACAGCCTACCCTCGCAATGAGAGTAGGCTCGTGTTTATTCTTTTGGCTTTTCTGCTAATTGTTGTGCATCTGCTTTTTGTTTTAAAGTATCTAATGCTTTTACAATGATTGCCGGCATTGGCAATCCCATCAATCCGAGGTTCTCGATAATCGAAATTCCCTCGCTTGCAATAAATCCAGTAACCACAGCATTACGGATTAGTTCCATACCTGTCACTTTATCTAATTGTACAGCGATAAATACCATCAACAAGATACCGCCCTTACGGAATAATCCTTTGAGTGATGCTCTGCTCTCCAATGCCCCTGTTTTGGACTTTGGAGAGGCTTTGAAAATACCTGCCGTAATAAGACCTGTTCCATAGTCCGCTACCATAAACCAGATGAGTGTAATTAACATTTGATCGCTTCCCCCTAATGCTGTTGCTATTGTTCCGAAAATAAGGGCGATGTATCCAAATGCCTCACCGCTCATTCCTAATACTTTATTTAATTTTTCCATTTTTATTTCCTCCTATCTAACACGAATTGTTTTGCCTGGATAAATCAAATCCGGATTATCAATTCCGTTGATTTCTGCCAGCCACTGCCAAGAAACACCATGTGTTGCTCCGATGCCCGATAGCGTATCGCCATCTTGGATTGTGTAGTATTCTTCACCGCCACCGGAATTACTTACATTAGCAGAACCTCTAATTACAATCTGTTGTCCTGGGAAAATCAAATTAGGATCATTTAAACGATTGATTGCCGCAAGTTCCTGCCATGTAGTTCCGTATCTCGCCGCAATTCCGGACAGTGTATCACCGGATTGTACGATATATACGTCCGGTGCTTCAGGAGCAATAACAGATGGTGCCGGAGCATAGTTATCCGGTCTATCTGCGGATACACCAGTACGATAGATTGATGGGTCAACAAAGATTACATTTTCGTCTAGCGTTCCATAGTTGCTAGTGTATTGCTGAATAGTTCCGTATGCGGAAGTGTCTACCGTATGACTTCCATCATTGTTTCCCCAAGCCGCTACCCACTTATCGTATGGATCACATTCAGGCGCCAAATAACCAAGCCAAGAAAGCGATGTATAAATTCCGGTGTAGTATCCAGCAGAAGCAATTACGTCGCAGAATGCACGTGACATAGGCGCAATATTATCATGTGTAATATATACGCCGTTATTAACTTTGTAGTGGTCGGCGTCTTCCATGTCCAGCCAAGCCCCTAATCCAATATCTACTCCACTGATGATAGATACAAATCTTTGTGCTTCTTCTATCGCCTGTGCCACATTCAAAGCATAGGAATAGAAATATACGCCGATAGTGATTCCTAAACGTTGACATTCTGCTACATGTCGACGGAATGAGTAATCCTCTCTACTTGCTACACCCGCACGTAAAATTGCATATTTGCCGGCATAAGGCGAGAAGTCAAAGTTTGGTTGATGTTCTGAAACATCAGGCACGTTATAAATTCTTCCCATTTGTTTATTCTCCTTCCTATTTTTCATCTGCATAGCAAATGTTCTTTGCTTTGCAATATACATCTACGTAGGTTTCATTCTTGTCGCCATTGTGAGTTACCTCGCAATAGTCCGCCTGTCCATTTGCAGACTTTAAAGCATTAGTACTGACTAGTGCTTTCCAGTTCTGAAGAGTCTTGCAAAACCAAACAACGAAACAATCTTCAGGTTTAACCTCAGCACTATTTACTTCTGTCATTGCTCTTGATGCTAATTCTTTTGCTTTTTCAATCATTTTTATTTTTCCTCTTTCTTTCTATCTATCTAAAAAGGCGGCCGCATTGGTCGCCTTAATAGCAAATATTTAATTTTCTTTGTAATAGTCCCAAGCACTGCCGAAGCCTGGCTCATTGCCTTTATTACCGTCAATTGTTGAGATAAACACAATTCCACGTGCGATTGCTAAATCACCTTTGTTATATGTATGTTTTTCGTCCCACGGCTTGATTTCAACCTTCGGTTTATCTTGACTGTTTTCGCTTGCTTTTAACAACTTGTAATGCTTGCCATCCTTATCCGGAGTACTATTTTCACTCGATATTACATCCTCAACAACCTCATAAGGAATGCCTTTGTATTTAAATCGTTCCCCTTTTTTATATGGGAACTTTTTTGGATGCCAATCCTCTAAAAACTTCGCCCACTTGATTACGTCTTTGACATCGGCATTTTGCAAACCCAATGCGATAAAATGTGCGACTGCTTCTGTTTCTGCTCTTTGATTGGCTAAATCGATTTCCGCTTGCGGAACTTCTTCAAAAGAAAACCTAATACTAATATTGTTATTATCAACTATCTTAGTTTCAAACCCTAAAGGCTTTACTGCGTTGAATTGATAAAGGACTGTTTCTTCTCCCATACTAGAATCTATGATTTTAGAGCCTGAAACATTGTTTTGAGTCATCAACACTGATGTGTCATAAAGCTTATTGAACGGAATCATCAATTCAAAACTTTTCTTCTGATAAGAAGTGATTCCGAAGCTTCTGCCATCATTTAACTTAATTTCCATGCTTGCATACTCCTTTCAATTAATCTATTCTACGCCAGATATTAACAGCGTAATAAGGCGGTAATGTTGCCGTTTCGGCTGTTTGGCCAACCACAGCAGTAAAATGGTTCCAGCCTGTGAAACCCTGCCCTGCTCCAGAGACAACAAATGTTGGATTGCCCAGAGCGTTTAAATCTGTGTCGTTAGTAGCCTTGTATCCAACGGCGTTAGTGTTTCCATTAACCGCGCCGATTGCCGCAGCCAAGTTGCCATTTCTACCGTTTTTATTTCCGTGGCTGTGCGTTTTACTGCCATCTGATGATTTGATAGGCGTGTTTCGGCTAGCGCCTATCAAGAATCTATCCTCAATCTTCTCCCATCGCCCAAATCCAAATAATGTGGCTGGGCTAACGATCGCTTCAGAAATATAAAGTGAGCCAATCGGATAAACTCTTTGCAAGAGTTGCGATTGCTCGCTCTTAATTGCGTTGATTTGATTTTGTAAATTACCTGCTAGGTCCGTACCTAATTGCCCTTTGATTTCGTCAAACCATGCATTAAAAGTTTGAATATATTCCTTTTGCAAAACTTCTTGATTAAAATCGTAATTAACTAATGCATGTACAAATTTTCTTGAATCACTTACAGTGATTTTTGATAAATTACTCGGATTTGCTGGAACTTTTACCAGTCCAAGTAATAGATACGTTTTATCGAGTGTTGGTGGAACTGGTGAACTTGCTAATGTTCCATCGATGCACACCGGCGTAACTTCCCTATTAACTTCATCAAAATGCAACGCAACTGCGGTGATTCTAGATAAAGTTCCGTGTGCTCGTGTTAACGGTAGCGCTATTACAGAATCCGCCGTAAACCATCGGTTATTTAGAAATGCCCTGCCTGGTCTAATTTGTACTTGCATCGATGCTTGTTCAACACTGACCTGTAGAGCATCTGCTGATGACTGCACTACACCATCACTGATTAATCCGCCTAAATAATTTGAAATATCATTTGCATCATATGTTCTATCATATGAGCCGTCTGTGTTTTGTTTTGCATTAAAGAATCCTGATCTATATGCCATTATCCATCACCTCCATTGTTGGCAAAATTGTACGCCCATCTACTGAATCAGATAGTGTTGTTGATGAAACCAGAACCTGTACATCATTTCCATCAAAAGATTTAACGTGAGCGATATCACCTATGGAATAATACTTATCAAATTGATTATCTAGTCCAGAGTCAACTTCTACATCATATTGTCTTTTAATATCCTTTAATCCACGTATAGCATATGTTTTTAGCATGTTCTGATACTGTTGCTCGCTTAGCTTATTACCCGCAATTTCAGAACTATAACTTGAACCATCGATATATGTTTCAAACCTATCCCAACCAGTTTTATCCCCAACACTCTGGGTGACTCTTGGAGCGTTTTCTCTATCTTCTCCACGAATTAATGCCACATTCGAGTACTTTGAAATATCATCATAGTAGTCATTTGAAATCATGTTGCCACGTTCAAAAGAAAAGAACACATTCGTGTTCCTAGGTTCTTTAATCTCAAGTAGATAGTTTCCATTAACAAAAGACACGTTATATCCCAAATTGAATTCTTTCAAAGAACCTTCTAGCCAATCTAAAACGCTAGCACTCTTGATTGTTCCATCAGTTTTATACTTTTCTAAAAATGCATGTTTAGATTTATCAAACACAATTGGTAATCCCCTCATATTTTGAGAGATAACCAAATCAATCGCTTGTAGTAAGTTTAGATTTTCTTTTCTGATTTCATCCCAAATGATTCTTCTAGATAGTAGCGACTTTGCACATCTACCACTAACAGTAAGTAGTAATCCCTTATCTAATGATGCTCTGGTTATCGCTTTTTCAATAATCATTCTATGGGCTAAATCCTTATCTAAATAAAGTTGTCTTCCCACTTTCAACATCTCAAATGTGGATTTTGTCAACGGTATTTCTAAAGAAAAGTCACCAGTGGATTTAAATGATTCCGTCCAAATCAAACTAGAGTAATTATCAACAACACCTAAAAGTTTTAAGCCGTTATTTTCTGTAATGTTAATAATCATATTAAACCCCGTTATATAGTGTTTCGTTTTCAACAATTACCTGCATGTACTTCACTCCCAATTCAGCGTTGACATAAATCAAATTATCCCCAGTCAACAACGTGATCCAATCGCTTGTTCTATCCAAACTATCAATCATATTCGTTTTGTCTAAGGCTACATCGTCTATATAGAAGATGCTCTTTTCACCGACAGCCGTTTTAATTAAGAGTTCATCATTACTATTGATTGTCGCTTTAATATGCATCCTTTTATCCGTAGTCTGATTGTAGATAACTGGATTTACAACATCTCCACCAATTGCTTTTATGTGGATAATGCATCCAACATCTTCGGTGCCTTTGTTCAGAACGGATTGGTGATCTGTACTTGATAAGCTACCGAATGGAACTGGCACAGTAATGCTAAATGGAAAATGGAATCCATAACTTACCGTATTGTACGATGTTATGGATTTTGAAGTTTCAACAAAATATGGAGAGAAACAGCGAATCGAAATTACTACCATATCATCTCTATAAAACTGTTGATCGCTTACGCCTTCAACATATCCATCAATATACGCATTCAAACTAGGGCTGTAGTAATATACCCTTACTTTCTTTTTAGACATAAAGAAAGAGTGCAGAGCATGTCTATTTTCATCAACAGGCTCTAGCACTTTAATCCGTAGCGTTAGTGTCCTTATCGATAATCTAACGCTTGTCATTCGTTCTCCGTCGTAATTGGCACCTTTAGATGAACTATATTCAGCACTAACAGGATTCAATCCATCTACTGGATCACACAGAATAAACCGGTTGTCATTTCTGAAGTCTAATGTTTTTCCGTTAGTTTCAATAATTAAATATTTATTTCTCATATTAGATTGTCTCCAGTAATGCTCTCTTAAGTTGTCTATACGTTTCTAAAGGACTCAGTTCTTTAGGACTATAGTTGTTTTGATTAATAGTAATTGAGCGTTTTGATAATGAGTTGTCTCCATCTGTCAATAAATTCTTGAGATAGTTTTCAGACATAATGATTTCTCTTGCAGTTTCGCCACCGCCTAATAGTTTGTTGCCACTGGCGCCAAAAATGGTTGCTCCATCTAAAATACGCGGATTCTTTGTGGCTCTGTCAAACCAATCAACACTAAGATGAGGGACTTTTGGAGGTAATAGCGAGAACTCACCATCTATACTAAAATGTGGCAAATCAATATGCGGAAGGCTCCAATTAAAATTAAAGATTCCCTTTAGCCAATCAACAATTGGAGAAACAAATGACTTGATTCCGTCAAAGACATTTTTAAAAGTATCTTGAATTGCTGATAATGGCCCTTTTACTGCATCGATAAGCCATTTCGCCGCATCACCAATTGCTGTGAACACTGGTTTTAAAATACCATTCCAAAAATCTGAAATAGCCCCAAAAACAACAGAAACCACTGTTTTAATCCCATTAAACACTGTACCGAAAACTGGCATCAACACATTACTAAGAAATGTGCCTATTGCTGTAAAGGCAGGCAAAAGAATATTTTGCCATGAGCCAACAATTAAACTAAAGACTGCTTGAACGACTTCCCCAACAGCCATAAAAATAACCTGAATTATTGGCCACAATGTATTTTGTGCAAAATCACCTATTGCTTGTAAAGTTGGTTGTAATGTATTCGTCCAAAATCCTGCAATAGCATCTATAACACCACCAACAACTTTTTGGATGTTCTTCCATGCTTCATTAACGAAGTTTCTAAAATCCTCGTTATTCTGATAAAGCAGAACTAATCCTGCAATAATTGCTCCAATTGCTAATAAAATAGGATGTCCTAATAACATCGATATTCCACTAGATAATTTGCCAATTGAGCCAGTAATGCCAGAAATAATAGAAATAACAGGTCCTAATACTGCTAGTACTCCAGCACCTGCTATGATTGCCTGTTGCATACCAGGATCTAAATTAGACCAACCATCTGCTAAATCTTTTATTGCAGGAATGATTGCGTCAACAGCCGTTTGGATTGAAGGCATGACCGCTTCAGCGACTTCATATCCTAATTGCATCAAGTTATTTAAAACTGTTTGCCATTGGTCTGCTGGATCTAATGTTGCATCAAATGTATCACTTACGGAGCCTAATGCATCTTCTAACGATATGCTAGAATCCGTAAACATATCTGCCGATAATGCTCCATTCTGGAAAGCCGCATATAACTGTGGGCCGGCCTTTGCACCAAATACAGAAATTGCACCATCTGTAGAAGATAGTGCTTTTACAAAGGCATCTTGCATGCTGATGCCTTCAGACATTGCATTTGCTTGCACCTTCTTAAGACCTATCATAGCAGTCGATACATCAACGCCAGATTTTTCGAGATTTCCTAATAATGTAGCTGAAGATGCGGCATTTAAACCCATACCACGTAATGCTGTAGAATTTGAAATTAATCCAGATTCCAATACATCCATACTTACGCCTGTATCTTGGCCAACTTTATTTAACGTATCCAAAAATGCACCAGCATCATTAGTTGATAAACCAAATGCTGAAATTGCTTTCTGTACCTGGTCTATTGATTGATTAACATCAACGCCGTTTATCTTTGCAAACTTTAAAAATTTTGTAGAGATATCCTCTAATTGTTCGCCAGTAACTCCAAATCGCGTATTAACTTCACCAATAGCAGTTCCAGCATCTTGGAATGATACAGGAATTGATGTTGCAATGTTTTTTACAGAGTTTTGCATTGATTGCAACGCTTCACCTGTAGCACCAGTTTTTTGGATGACTGTATCCATCCCATCATCAACTTGTTTCCAAGCTGCCATAGACGCAGTTGCAAGCCCCGCAATTGGAAGTGTCAGACTCTTAGTCATCTCGTCTCCGATAGGTTTAAGTGATTGGCTAATTCCACTCATTGCATTTGTAAAAGAGCCTAGGAATGATTTACCTGTATTTCTTCCGGCACTTTCGCCAGCTTTTGGGGTTTCTTTCCCCAATGCATCAAAAATAGCATTTCCTATTCCTTCTGTAGTTGGAATAAGTCGCACATAGGCGCTCGCTAATTCAATTCCGCTCGCCATTATGCACCTCCATATCTAGACTTATTAAAGTCATCTACTGACATATATGTTTTGCAAGTATCCTTTTTTGAACCCATATCTTTTTTGTGACCTAAAACTAAATCTACTAATCTGGTCGGTATCTCCATGTTGCTGTTTCGTATCAAAAAATACTCAATCTCAGATAAGCGATCATGTATGCTAGGAAGCAATAAATAGTCAGAGATTTCTTGGATGCCTTGCATTTTCTTATAAATTCTTGATTTTGCCCCTAAGCCGAACACAAGAACTGCCACCTTTGTTGGTGGCAGGTCCTTATAGTTAAAAAGGTGATAAGTCTCTGCTAGGTCGCAGGTCAACTCATCACCATATTTGTTAACAATTTCGGCAAGGGCTATTAGTTTTTTCCGTTATTAATCGAAGACATGAAGCTCGATAATTCTTCACTCATCTTGGTAGCATGCACTACACCATCGTTAGATAGTGAGCGTACATGTTCTTTAAATGCGTGATATCCATCTTCTCCCAGCAAAATCTTCATAGCCGAAATAAGAGCAGTTGTATTTCCTTTATCTGCTGCTGCCCATAATTCGACTAATTCCCAGTTATCTAATGCACTGTCTTTAATTTCGATTTCTAACCCTGTTTTTGTCTTACCCTTCATTGTTTAATCCTCCTATGCAGTTGGCGCTTGATAGTAATCGTATGATGTGTTTCCATTAGCATCTAACATAGCGCTAAGTGTTACGTCATATCCGATAGCAGTGTCTTTCTTGTATGCCAAGTCACCAAGTTCTGTAATCTTAGCATTAGGTACAACGATACGAGAGAGTGTTCCATCAATCATTACTGTGTCAATTACCCACGCGTTAGCAACTGGTTCTAATGCGTTATGCTTAACTGTCATTGATGCTGTTGCTGTTCCATCTAACTTACCTGCAACATTCTTTTCACCATAAACAGCCTTCTGCACAATATCGCTAAGTGTTTCAATCATCTTAAATTTAAATGATTCTTTGTACTCCGTTTGAACAGTTGCTACTACACCACCGCCCCATTCTTTAATATCATTAGAGTTTCGTGATTGTGATCGCGTTAATCCATCCTCAGAAATGTATCCAACACCTTTAAATGCTACATCTAAAGCAGTCTTTGCATCTGTAGGCAATGTAGTCCCAAGTGGAGCATAGTAAATAGCACCAGTTACCTTTGGGCTACTTGTTGATACATTCTTGGATTTATTTGTATTTACTTCTGCCATATTATTCCTCCATAAATTGTCTTGTTACAACAGAAAAAACCGCTTGATAGCGGTACTCTTTTGTTGCGATATTTGTAAAATTGTAATCGTTAATAAGGCGTATAGATGATAGTCCTCTAACATTAGCATAGACCATTACCTTTTTAGTTCTCTCATTTAATTGAGCCGCCTTTAATAACGACGGTGCGTGTGATTTAATTGCAATCGTTGATGTTGTGACCCAGTCTTTACTGGATGTTCCTGTTTTTTCAACGATCACATACTCATCAGGAGCGCTCTTAGGTCGCTCCATATAGGCTTTAATACCTTTACTGTTTAGCAGTTTAATAATTTCTGATTCGACCATTATATCTACCCCTGTGTACTTTTTAAAAGCGTGTTGTTTTCTAGGTTATCCTCTTTTGCCTTATCGCTAGCGGCTTTGACAAGAGCTGTAACACGTCCATCCTTTGATGAGTGCATTATTTTATACTCGTAGCCTTCACCTGCTCTTGATACCTGCCTACGTGCCAGTTCTTCGATATAGCCCTGCACTGCAGGACAACGAAGTAACTCACCTACGCCTTCTCTATTGATTTCTAAGCGTTCTAAAATACCTTTACTCATAGCGTTCTACGTAGTACTTATCATTCCAACGTAATGGAATCATCTTATCAATGCCCTTTTGAGGTAATGAGAACACATGCCAGCGATAACCATAAAACTCTACAATTGCATCAGTCCATACATGCTCATCACCTTTAGGAATGCCAAGTTGGTACTGTGCCTTTTTTCCATACAGATTAGTGACATCAAGATTTTCTTGTGAACCCACTGGCGCAACAAGAACATCATCAACTTCTATCGGATCTCCATCCGTGTAGATGGGTGCGTTGAAAGCATCTGTCCCTGTCTGAACTCGTGGAATGATTTTAACAGCAATTCCCTTAATGGATGCCATATAGGTCCACCATTCCAAAGCGCTGGCGTGTTAACCCTAACCGCTTTAGGTCCTTCTTCAAAATAGACATTCCACCACCTGTATTAACGTATGTTCCCGACCAAGAATAACCAAGTGCGGATTGTGATTCTTGTGATAGAGTACTAGCATTATCGGATGATAACTGGTCCAAATATCTAGAAATTACATCTATAACAACAGACTTTACTACGTTTGGTAGTATTTCACCATTTGCAATCATTTTATCTAAGTCTTTGCCAACCCTTTTAGCTTCTTGACGAAGTGAATCAGAAACAATTGGCAATAACGCCTCTACTTGTTCCTGTTCTGCATTTGATAAAGGTTTCCAAATAGTATTGACATCATTTACGCTTGCTAGGTTGTTTGCCATCCTTTACCACCTTCTTTTCTTTAGTGGTTACAGGAGACGGTTTTTCAACCGCCTCCCACACGTCACTAATTAAAACAGATGAAACATCAATCACACGTCCGTTTTTAATGTTTCTGTACTGCATGATTACGCCTTAGCGATCTTTTTGAATGATGCAGTATCTAAGATTCCCCAACCGATGTATGCTTCAGCACGTAATACAATCTGATTTGTACGCTTTAGGTCGCCCTGTCCATCTGGATCACCATACTCAATGATTTCGCACGGTACATTTTCAGTGTAGCCCCACTTAAATGCATTTTGGAAGTCACCGACAATAGCCAAGTCTTTGGATGTACCAAATGAAACTGTATTGTTTACATCAGATGCCATTCCATAGAATGCTTCTGGATTTTGTCCGAAGCGGAACTCAGGATACTGTACTACGCCATTAACTTTAATCTTGGATAATGCTGCGCTGAAGGCTGGAGCCATTGCGATGCCTGTTACGACACCATCTTCACCTGTGATAGCTTGTACTGCTGTATCGATATCTTCATCTTCCTTACCTGCAGTTGTTGTAACTGTAGCAATTGTAGACATATCGAAGTTCTTAGCCGCTAAGCTAGATACAGCAGTCTTTGTAGAAGGGTTCACACCATGGAAAGCACTAATATCTAATGCACGTGCAATCTTAGCAGCAAAGCCATCCGCAAATGCCTGTAAATATGGAAGTTGCTGTTCTTCTGACATATTTACAAATTCATCTGTTAAACGATGCTGATAAACAAACTTCACTGGTGTGATTGTTACAGGATTAAAACTAGCATCACCAGCTGGCTTCTGCTCACCTTCGCCTACGATAGACGCTTCACCATCCATTGCAAAGACCATTTGTGTATTGCCTGAAAATGGAATTGGCGTTTGCCCTGATAATTTAGCAAGGGATGAATGTCCCTTAGCTTTTGAAAATACTTCTGATACTAATTCTGCTGGAAATAGGTTTGTTGATTTTGTAATAGTTGCCATATTTTTTATTCTCCTTTAAGTGATTTTGCTAATGCTCTAACTGCAGCATTCTTTCCACCGTCATGCTTCTCTTCTTGATCAGCAAGCGGTGCAATAGGCTTGTTTTTGCCAATCAGTTTTACAAGAGATTCTGCATCTTTGCGAATATCATCTTCTGACTCTCCTGATAATCTTGACGCCATTTCGTATGGTAGTCCTGTCTCATGAGCAATTCGCGTTTTTACCGAGGCGGTCTCGTAGCTCTTGATTTTACTGTCTCTTTCTGTAATTTGACGGTCGAAATCAGCGTACTTTTTAGCAGAAGATTCAGCTTCTTTTGTCAATGAAGCAATCTGCTTGTCATAATCTCCCTTAATCTTGGAAAGATCGTCAGGGCTTGTATATTCTTCGTATTTTTTCGCTAGCGTTTCACGCTCTCTCCCTAGTCTATCCTTGATTAGATTGTCTAATTGTTCTTGTGTTGTGATTGGTGTAAAATCTGCCATTTTATTAAGTCTCCTTTTCTCCTCTTCAATCCGTGAGGTATACGTAGGTGATGCATATCTAAAAAGACGACCATTCATAGTCGCCTTAGTAGAATACTTTTTGTTTTCTGCGTTCCTTTGTTTTCTTACATGACCAGAACGCAAAAATCATTGACTCCATCAGAGATACATCAACTGTATCCTTGATGGATTTAAAACCAAAACCGCCGTTGCTACCAATCGCACGGCGTTGCACATTTGAAACTGATTGAGTTAGTGATGGTTGCCCTTTGTGACACATCAGTTTTTGATCTAAACATTGTTGGAAAAGTGCGTTAGCTTCAATGACCTCTGATACTTTAGGAAAGATTGGTTCCTTCTTAATTCCAGCCTCTTTCATCGCGTCCGCAAGTAGCTGTTGCCCACTTGCTCCGTCTATTACTACATTTTGTAGTTCTGCTTGCTTTAAAAAACGAACCAACCATCCCAAGCCATTACGTTGCGGCTGACAATCTATACTTTCAACAAAGATTAAATCATTTGTCGTTTTAACCGCAATACTTAATGCCACATTCTTGCCATCTGCACCAAAGCGGATACCTGCATATAGTTTTCCTTTGAACTTAGGAAGCTTATCGACAATTAATTCCTTCCATTGTGATTCGCTGATATCTGATTTCAGATTTAACTTGGTCCAGTATCCTAAACGCTGAATATTGAAGTCTAATTCATCTTCCCCAATTTCATCACGTATCTTACGCTCAGTTAAAATTGTACCCAGTGACGGATTTGTCTCATACCAAGCCTCTACATCATTGACATCTGTCATGCTTTCGACCGACCATTCAGCCCAGCCTGTGTTGCTGGTCTTACCTGCCAATGTATTTTCTCTCATGTGAGTGAATACTGTACCAGAGGATACCATTGTAGGCGGTGTTCCGCAGAATATCGTCTGTGGATTTGGCGATGAAGAAACAACGTACTTCAATGTAGTCTCTTGATCGTTCTGATATTCCTGTGCCTCGTCAATGATAAGTAGATCATATCCTTCACCAAGTCCACCCTTAGATGTTCTTGTTCTGAACGACGCAAGTCCACCACCTTCTATCATCTCGATTTTTTCCAAGCCATATTGACGAGTAACTATAAAATCTTCTTTTTCTTTATATCCTGCCTTCGCTAGAATGTCATACAAACGGCTAAATGCAGAACTTGATGTAGGTGTTCTGTGCGCTGTATGTAGGATACGCTCCCCTTTAATTAAGCCATAAATCTCTCGTATGGTAATAACTTCATTCTTGCCATTTCTTCGTGATACAGCATATCCAAACTTTGAATGTACCCACAGTTCTTCATCATCATAGGAAAGTAAGTCATAGATCAATAACTTCTGCCAGTCCTGTGCTTTACGTTTTGATTTTTCATATAGTTTTATTGCTTCTTCTCCATACGTCTTATCGTATGGCAATATAACGGATTGAGTTGGTGTCTGGCGGCCTAATCTTTTAGGTTCTGCCATAACTCCTCCCTATCCGTTTCTTATCATTGGTGGCCCAGTTGCCTGCAATTTACTCATTTTAAACCTCCGTAAAATAAAAACACCGCAAAATTATGCGATGTTTTATTCCATACCTGCTAATCTATATTGCTCATGAATCCATTCTTGCTCTTTTTTAAAAGCATCTATTGCTTCCTGAGGCGCATCTTCTTTAAATTTACCGCCAGCCCTATAGGGTTTATAAATCTCTTCGAGTTTTCTTATTTCTTCCGGAAAATACAATACCATTTTATCACCTCTTTAAAAGCATTGATGTATTATACTCAGCTTCAACTTCATCATACTTTCCTGCAAAATACATCTTTTCTGCATAATAACTGATTTCACCTACATTTTCATCCGTAATCCCTAACGTGTCAAGTTTTTTCTTGCATTCTACACGTAAGTCATTAAGATACGCATGATGATTTTTCGACGTGATTTTATCGTGTTTTTTTTCGTATTCTTGCGCTTGCTTGCAATGATACATTTCATGAAACGGTGTCGAGTATGGGTCTTTCTCAGCAGCATGACCCTCTTGTAATAGGATTAATTTCTTTTTATCGCCAACAACAGGCGTATATGAAATCAAGTTATTAACAACGTCATAATTTGCTAAAGCAAAATGAATCTCTGAACCATCTGCAATTAAGACAGTCGGCTTTTTACCTTCATCAATATTAATTTTCTTTATAGCAGTTTCCGTTGCCTTACTGATATTATGCAGAGCTTTAGGTTTAATCATAGCTTTATCAGAAATATATATATTGTCATATCCATCTACTTTTTTTGCATTAATCTCTGTTCCGCTTAACGTATTGAAGACAGCCCCAGTCCCACGAACTACAGGTCTATAGTTTTGCACATACGATTCATTTGACCGTATCCGTTTTTCTCTTTCTTTATCTTCACGTAAGTTTATCCACCGATTAGTTTCCCAATCGCCTTTACCCTGTATAACAACTCCTCTTTTCGTTGCATACGTTATGATACAACCACAACCTGGATGACGTTCAAACATTCCCATATCATACGCTTCATCGTATGGAACATCTGTTCCGCAACGATCAAGACACCATTGGCAGACATCACCACCGCCTTTATCGGTAGTATGTACGCCTACATCGTCATATTCGCGAGAAACTAAAACGTTAATGCCGGATTCATCCATGAATTTAGCACTTCTTCTCCCAATTTCATCTACATGGTTTTGAGAAGCAGAAATAAAAGTATTTTCTATAGCATTAAGTGCATCATCTACATCATCGTAGTTTTCAAGCTTCGCAGAAATATCTTTTGCATATGTATTGTCATATGAAACTGTAGCAGGTTTTAAATTAACATTCGCTGCTTCGTATATGACATTTTGTGCCTGTGACGTTATATTCATAACATCTTGATAGTTTGCTTCTAAAATCGGATTTAGAATCTCTTGCGTAACAGTTAAATCACCATTGCTGACTTGTGATATTGCTTTTTTTGCTAACTGTCCTGAGCGTTCACTATATTTTTGAGCTGCTTCATAACTTGCTTTGCCACTCTCAATCGATTTTCTAAGACGTATAAGTTCAGTGTCGTTCTCAATCAATCGCAAATATACTGATTTTGCTTTCTGAACAATATCGTTCATTAGAAGTTATCTCCATCAATACCTAGAATATCTCTCATACTATCGTTGCCAATATATCCAGGCACTGCTTGATTAACTTTGAGAGCTGCATCACCAAGTGCAGCAATACCGGACGCATCAGGCGCATAGATTGGTTCCCACAATGGTTTTGTTAAGTACACTTGATTTCTTGCGTATGGATACTTATCACGGATGCAAGCCGCTAAATATCCAGCATTAAGAAAACCAGTTCCGAATGATCGCTGTGCTTTCTCTGCAATAGATTTTAAATTTTCGTGTGACGCTCTAATCGCTTCATAGCTGGTTGGATTAGAAGATGCGATACCTAGTTCATCGAGAGTTAGACCTGTCTCTACAGTAAACAAAGCAGCATACTCTTTAATTTCTTCTACATATGGAGCAAGTTGTGCTTGTGAGAACTGGCCTAGCGTAGGAACACCTCCGTCTTCCCCTCTATTAATCTGTAGGAAGTCCGACATAGATGCTTTCCCTGTTGCATTAATCGGTTCTGCATCGGTATCCATTCCTAACAAGTATTTTTGCGGAAATGAATTAACTTCAGAACAGATAGCCATATTCATCAATGCATCCTTTGCGTTGTTCTGATGGCTAATACAAGCACGGCTTATTCTGGAATGACCAAATGGTCGTTTTGCATCAGGGCGATTAATAATTGGCACAAGTAAAGGATATGGTGCTGTGTTTTCTACTGAATATGGATTATCTCCTTTTTCGTAGATAACTGTTTTCCCTTTTATAAACCATGCTTCAATCATTGGATTATCGTTATCGTCACGTTTTAGCACTGCATATCCTTCGACAAGCATGCCTGTGATAGGGTCCATGATGCCTGTAGCATTACCACCATCGATAACTTGTAATCGTGGAAATCCTGTTTCATCTTCTGAAATGTAAATAAAGTTACATGATGTGATTAATGCACCAAGAATTGCAGAATCATACAAAATATCACTGTTATTCATTTCGAAAATTTGTTGCATATTAAAATTGTCGTTCTTAAATCCTCTAAACCGTAAGCGATCGGCCATTGAGTCAACCGCCTTAGTACACCAGCCAAGTGTAAACTTAAATTTGTTTTGTAGGTCTGCCGGCACCATCAAATTTCTAGGTTGGTGAAAATCCTTCATTTCGTAGTAGCGATATCTTGTTTCTACTCTACTTCTTTTAGACAATAACTTACGTCTCAAATATGCTATTCCTTTGTAATTCGTCATCATGTATCCTCCATAAAAAAAGTGGCTATTTTACTAGTCACTTGTGAAAAAAATGGTATTTCAGCGAGAAATATTCGCAGTAACGGGTGTGGGTTGCGAAAAGCATGGTGGTAGGGGGTACTCCCCCCTATGCTTTGTACGCTTTCCAGTCCATTGACTGTGGCAAAACCCTGTTATCTATGCTCTTATCCGCTATGTATTTTTTGTTAATAACTTTGTCTGACTTGCCACGATTGCATGATAGATGTGCAAGCTGTAAATTCTGCAAATCTGATGGATGGCCGCCCTTTGATATAGGAATAATGTGGTCAACCGTCGGACTCATCGGATCAGGAAACTTCAGTGAGAAGTCTACAGGCTTTCCACATATAGCACAGATTGTTTGTGTTGCGTATATCGTCTTTTTATTCTTGTCAAACGCAGCTCTGAATGTTCCGTCTTTGTCTGGTCTATTTCTTGCGTATTTACCCTGTCCCATGCATTCCTCCTTCGTCTTATGTACATTAGAAACTATCAGCAAAGTATGTCATATGAGTACACATGGAAAATAAGCCAAATTAATTTCAGAGGGAAACTGCTGATAGTTTCAAATCTGCATAAGAAAAAAACCACAAACATTTCTATTCATGGTTTTCGCCTACGCCCATTATACTGCGTTTTTTCAATAGACATGTCTATTTTTCTAGTTTTGCTAAAATCTTTTCGATTTGATTATATATTGTATCTTTGTTACTGCATAACTCAATTGCCAAATCTCTAAGTGTTTTCTTATTTTTATATCTTTTTTCTATCAGCCCCATCTCATCATCACTTAGTATATTTAACTTTACTTGTACCCTGCTAATTAAATATATCAAGTCTTGTTTTTCTTTCATTAAATCATCTTGTTCTTGAAAAAGATCTAGCATATTGATGTTGCTATATATTTTAGTGCCCTTTTGATATTTTGCCTCATCCTCGCTCATTATACGAGGACAACCAATAGAAGTAAGCTGCGCATCTATTTCGGCAATGCGATAGTTGACTTCTTCTAGTTTTCTTTTGTACGAATAGTGATTCTTTAATTCTCTATCAATCACGCGTACGTTTTCTCTATATAGTTCATCCATCATTTGTATCGACTCCCATTGAATACATTTTTATCTCCTTTTTCTATTGTCTTGTGAGTGTAACAGAATCAGTACTATGTAACGCTCATTTCAATACTTGTTTTTCTTAATAACGCTTATTAATACTGGTCTATCTTGTTTTCTTCTGTTTTTGAGTGTTACAAAAATCGAATGTTACACTCACGCATAAATTTGTGTTATTTTTGATACATGCAAGAATGTAGGAATCTATCCCCATTTTTCAGTGTGATTGATAGACTCTCTAACATCCTGTATGTCGGATGGTTCTAACATAATGTAGAGCATAGTCTCTGCTGCACTCTCATGCATTAGTAACTTCTGTGTTGTAAGTAAGTCATGCGTGCTATCCCAATACCAACGTCCATATGATTTTCTAAGACTATGACAAGCTACAGGATATTCAATGCCTGCTTCTTTAGCCAATTGCTTAACCACTCTCCAAGCTTGCTGGCGCGTAATTGGATAGCCTTTTAAGCCTTGCCGAGACTCGAATATATATTCGTTCATCTGAATGTTATATCGCTCTATATACTCTCTGACAGTGGCGTACACATCAGCATTCATATTGAACTGCTGGACCTTCCCTGTCTTCATCTCTTTGCAGGTGTATTGTCCACCTGCAATATCTCTAGGTGTTAACTCAATAAGAGTTTCAATTCTGTTTCCTGTATTCACTCCTAAGATCAACAGAATGTAGTTTCTATACCACACACGATATTTCCAACTCTCTGGATTGTGCTTATCACGATGATTAAGGCAGCATCTAACCATTTCGTCAAAGTCGCTCTTTATAAACGGTTTGACGATTTCTCTGCCATGCTTATCGTCAGTCTTACGAAGGTATCCTTTTGTCCGTTGCAACCGTCTAAGCTGTCTCATCTACGTACTCAACTCCAAGTTGTTTTAACTCTTCTATATATCCATTCATTTCAGAGTTAAATTTATCTAAAATCGTTTGAACTATACTTCCATCAATTTCGTAAAAGCGGCGATTAATTCTTACGCAAGCATCATCTATTCCTTCTTCTTTTGAACGATTAAGATTTGCAGTTTCTTTTTTTAAACTGTTTATTTTATCAAGTATCGTTTCTACTTTTTCTATATCACTTGATTTCATCATTCCTCATTCTCCACTTCTTCATATGATTTGATTATCCATCCGCATTCCTTGGTTTCGCCTTCGTACTTATGACACAATCCATACAGCATGGCCAAAGCATCATCTAACTCCAATCCTTTCGCAATTACGCATGCACTTGAATCTAAAATTTTATACTTAATTTCAATCATTATTTTTATCCCTTTCAGCTATTAGTTGTTTCAAAACATTTAGATCATATCCGCTTTCTATGAATTTAATTGCAATTGGTTTGTTGCATCCATTTCCGAGATATGTGTAAATATATGCAATTTCATCATCATTGAATTTAGTTCCTAATGCTTCATTAAAAGCAAATATATGTTTTTGTTGCCATTCAATATTACGCTTAGAAGTTCTATATGGTTCTGTTTTATAACATCTACTTACAGCTGATATAAATCTTCGTTTCAGCTCAATATCACTTTCTATTTCTCCTAAAGAAAACCAAAGCACATTTTTTTCATCAAGAGTTATTTCAAATCCGCCATTTACATAGTATTTGATAAAACTATGTGGAAATGCTGACATTATTTTTATCAGAAAATCTTTTATTAAATCATTCATTATATTCACCATCTAAATCCATTATTGACAAACTCTTCTAACATAATCCACGCTCTTATAAACGTTGCTATGATGCATGCGCAAAGGAATAATCCGACGCAACAGCAGAACACAATGAATAATATGAGTGCGATTATTCCAATTACTAAATTTATATTTTCCATTATTCACTCCGTTCTATTTGTGTCTTACTGACCATTTTCATAAAATCATCGTAACTTTGATTTTGAACGTACATTTTCAACAGGTTGTATTGATTGATATTTGCCTCAACTTGTACTTGATAATTGTGTTCTGCAATATGAAGCATATCTATCAATTCATCTTTTGACTTTCGTTTTAGTGCTGTATCACTCGGAAAAACTGTTCCTAAGCACCCTAACTTTTTAAGCATTTGGATCACCCCACATTCTTTTGAATGCAAATTTTGATCCAAACTCGAAATCAAAGTTATCTTCTTTTGAACATTTAGAATTTGCATGTCTCACGCATTTCCCATCGACGTAGTAAGCAGCTGTGATACGGTTCCCTTTCTTAACAATTCGAATTTCTTCTTTAGTTTCCGTCAATTCACGAAGTGTTCTCATCATGTTTTTCATACCATAGATAAATGCATCAACAATGTCATATCTCTTTTCCATTTACATCACCTGCGTTTTCTTTCTAAAAACCATCCATATTGTTTTTGCCTGTTTTCCACTCCTGTTTCCGAACAGTGGATATGCACCGATTACTTTGATGATTTCCGATACCGGTATCTGATATTCATTCCATTTAAATATCAACGTCCCACGGTTCGATAATACGCGCATACATTCGGCAAAACCGTCGCGAATAATATCTTTCCAATTAGTAGGGAGCTTTCCATATTTCTTTGCCATCCATGCATTACTTCCGATTTGTTTTAAATGTGGTGGATCAAAAACAACGAGATCGAATAATTCATTTTCAAATGGTAAATCTGTAAAATCAGAAACCACATCCGGAGCAATCGTAAGTCTTCTTTCTATTTTTCCGTTTTTACTTTTATAAATAATTTCATTATCGACCGTTCTACAATCCACATACAAAGTGTCCTTATGGTTTTTATCGAACCAGATCATCCTGCTCCCACAGGTCGCATCGAGTATCATTTATTCTTCACTCCAATCCAGTGCTTGACCGCATGAACAACAATACAGTTGTCCCTCTATCACAACTTCATTCCTACTCCCTAATTTTCGTAACTCACCTTTACAGTTTGGACAGTTTCCCTGCCGAACTACCGGTGTACTTTGATTGATAGGTTTCTTTGGCGTTGCCTTATCAACAAGTTCCTGTAACGCTTTTCTTGCAATCTCTCTTTTGGCGTCTAACTCATCCCTATATGTTTTATCGTCAACTGTTTCATCAAACATTTGTAACGATACAGCCAGATAATCTAATGCTTCTTGATATCTATTCATTTAGCAACTCCTTAATGATCTTCTTCATAAGTTCTTCCTTTTCTCTTATTTAATTTTTTATAAAATCAAACTCTGCTGTACATCTTTTAACATTTTCTGTTTTGCCTGCTTGTAATAATCTTTCTTGATTTCAAAGCCGTAACAAGATCTATTTATTTCCGCACATGCTCTTAATGTTGAGCCACTACCAGCGCATGGATCTATCACCACATCTCCTTCATCGGTAAAGATTTCAATCAACTGTTTCAGTAACTGCATCGGTTTCTGTGTAGGATGGATCTTTGGTGTAACGGTATCCCTTTCCCATTTAAACCAGTTGAAGATCATGCGATTGTGATTATTGAATTTCGGTAATTTATCACGATATAAAACAACTGCATATTCTGTTGCTCCAACGATCTTCATATTTGCTTTTAACACTTGCCCCGAATAATTTTTGATAAACACAAGCGGATAATGTTTCATAAATCCATACTTTTTCCCATACTCAATAATTTGTTGCATCTGTTCAAAGGCACAGAACACGATCATTGCTGGTGCTTTTCCGACTTCTTTCGGCTCTTTAATTAGCATTTTTGAGCAAAAGTGCATGTATTCAGGAATTCTGAAATAACCATCAGTATCAAAGAATGATGACTTTGCCTTTTTGCTTTCACCGTTCTTGTTATCGCCGTCCACGTACCATTGGGGACTGCTTGCGTATGCATTTTCAGCAAGGTTATACGGGATATCGGCAATAACCAATTGCGCCTTTGGAATTTGGTAACGTTTGTAATTTTGAAAGCTATCGTTAAATAGTTCTATTTTCTGCTGTTTATTTTTCTGTTTTGTAGTACGTGCGCTCAGTGCTGCTTCCTCGCATGGTATGTATTCTTTATTCATAAGTTTTCCTTATCCTTTCACCGATTTCTTTTGCTATTGGTACTGATAAACCATCACCAGCTGCTTTATAAATCTGACTGTCTGATATGCCGGCTTGTATTAGTTTATCTGTGTATTAATCTGGAACACCTTGCAATCTCATGCATTCTTTTGGTGTAAGTTTTCGTATGACATACTCTTCACCATTTTGGATAAATACACTGTGTATATCTTGCTTTGTCAGAGTAAACATTGGCTCGCCATCTTCTTTGAATCGTTTGCCATTCTGTCTTTTCTCTATCCTATCTGGTGTAATGCATGCTTTTACAATTACACCTTGTTGGTTAGGATTTTCTCTGTTTGATTTCATTCTCCCTATTTGTACTATTTTCGGCTCTTTGTAATCAGTTGCGATTAGACAGCCTATTAGTCCTTCATCGCCATAAATGTATTTTCGTTGTTGTATCTTTCTTCCTGGGTTAGTAGAACCAACAACATTTATCTTTGTATTACTATCTTTTCCATCTGCGCTGGTGATAGGTAGTATTTGCTTGCTACCTTTGGCTCTAAGATGTCCGATAGTGTACACTCTTTCCCTATTCTGCGGCACTCCGAAATCTTTTGAGTTGAGAGTCTGCCATTCAACGTCATACCCCAATCCATCCATTGCAAGAAGTATGGATAAGAAGTCATATCCGTTGTTTGCACTAAGCATTCCTTTAACGTTTTCATAGACCACCCACTCGGGCTTATCTTCTGCTTTTTCTTCGATGAGCCTAAAAACTTCACCGACAAGGCTTGACCTATCTCCACCAAGTCCTTTTCTAAGTCCTGCGATTGAGAAGTCTTGGCATGGTGCTCCGAAGAACCAAACATTAGATCTTGGAATGTCAGTTGCTCGTACATCTCTAATGTCGCAGCCTTCTGGTATGTTTCCATGTATGATTTCATATTCCTTTCTTTTGTGTTTATCAAACTCGCAAGTGTACACGCATTTGAAACCTGCTTGTTCCATTCCCATTCTTGCCATACCAACACCGGCAAATAAATCAACAAATGTTAGTTCCATGCGCTTTGTTTAATCTCCGACATCTTACATTCCTTCCTTCTGCAGTTTCTGCAATCTTTCAATAAGTTCCTTTGAAGCTGGTGTGCCTTCTGGCAGAGTTCCTGCTTCTTGTTGTCGGATGTATTCCGGCATTGATATTTTTGTTGATGATTGTGGTACGTTCACCACTTCTCTTTCCGAACGTGCAATCCACGAATTAATAAAGCGCATGATTCCATTCTTCGTCTTTCGCTTAGTTGGATTGGTTTTCAGCCATTGACTCATCTTCATAATCTGATCGCGTACATCCACGCCAGGATACGCATCCACGAATTCGTTTAGATGCTTTTCTGAAACGTGAAATCGAGAACCGT